GTCATGGCCCATATACCCAAAGACTGTGCTGGCGTGGTCTATCAACGTAACGGTGACGATAAAAAAATGAGTACGCCCCAGCTGCGATGGTTAAGAGACTGGTGTGAGAGGGAGATAGAAGTTATAGCCGACCCTACGGCAATTCATTCAAAGAGAAGGAAGAGAGAACGAGAGAGGCAAGGTATATTTGTTTAGAGAAGAGCCAGTGATGATTATACTATCTGAAGGGAGGTGAATTTAATATGCCTAGACATTATTCCGATACGGGTAAGAAAGGTGTGAAGCTACCCGGTTCTCCTAAGAAAGCGGCATATGGGGGATTGAGTCCAGCGAAGAAGAAGAAAGGCTCCGCCAAGAAAACTTCATCCAAGCGACAGCAGTTTTAATTTGTTGATTCTAACGGAGAGAAAAAGATGCCAGTAACCCGAAGAGGCAGGGGTACGACAATCCCGGAAGTCAGCCGTCGACGGCTGATGTCGCAAGCGAGAGCCTTGCGTGGTACCCGAGGGCTGCAAGGAGGAGGAAATCTTCCCATCACACGGAGGAGGAAACCTACAAGACGCAAAAGCGCCATCACCCGAGCAGGCAGGGGCATCGGACGGACGGTGCGAAAACTAAAGAGACGTCCGGTGGTAAGGGCCCAGCAAAGGGCTAGGGTCGCAGCGCGACGTCGGTTCGGAGCTGGAACTTCTCGACGGCGGCCTAGGAGATAGATGGCCAGAGCAATGATACGGAAGAGACCTGCCCTGCAGAAAGATGACAGGAAGTCAAAAGCCTCTGCATCATTTAAGGGGAGAGCTAAGGCGCGATCTGCATCCAGGATTGCGGGCAGGCGACGTCTTCCAAAGAGGAGATAACATGGCAGCAGAAATAACGGGCGGGAACCAGACAGGGGCAGAGACACCTGCCCTGGCGTCGTCGCCGGACGCCGAATCACAACCCTCGCAACCCGAAACGGTACAAGCGCCCGCCGGGGCGGCACCCGGCACCGATCAGGGGGGAGAATCGCATACGGATACGCCTACCCGTGAGCGTTTTGATCAGATGAATGACAGGATGAAATCGGCTGAGTCTACCAATGCAAATCTACAAAACCTGGTGCAGAACCTTGTCACTGCCAATACTCAGTTACAAGGACAGGTAGCACAACCTCCTGCACCAGAGCAGCCGAATAATGAGATGGATGACTACCGCCGTAACTTTATCATACGGAATGATGACGGCACGGTGAATGAAGAGTCTACCGATGATGTATTCAACTCGGTGCTGGAGCTTGTAGAGCATGTGGCTAAGCGTGAGGCTGGCAACGCAAAAAAGGAAGCTCTCACAGAGGCAACGTGGGCGGTAGACAATAAGATGCAGTCCTTAGGCGGGACTCTTCAGATGAAGGATCGTATCGCTGCTATGCAGGCACAGGGACGTCTTTCGGCAGGTGATGCCAATAAAGTAAGTTCCCGTATAGCGACGGCAATACAACAGCAGCCCGAATGGGCAAAACACCAGCATCTCCTGTTTAATAACACTGTCTTTGAGATGCAGGAGTCGGGGGAGATCGTTATGAATGCCTCAGGGACATCGCCACGGGTATCGGGGGCTACTATGCCCGCTACACCCGGATCGACGGGATCTAACAGACCCATATCACCGGGAGCATCTACAGTACAGCAGACACAGGATGCCGACATAGAAAATATGCGGAGACGGTTTCCACGCCTGCGACGAGCTACGGTAGAGCAGCTGCGTGATTTTTATATCCCTGATGATGGCACAACGGAATCTGTCAATACGCCCACTGGTGTCGAACAGGTATCTACATCCGTCATGCGCGGTGCTTTCAAGCACACACGGCCGGAAGGAAGGTGATCACATTGGGCGAACAGATAGTGGAAGTGCAGGAGAAAAAGCAAGCCGAAACTGACGCTCGGGAGGCAGCTGTAAATGCTGATGCTAACCCGACAGATGACAAAGAAATTATGTCAGCGGCAGCTTTATGGTGTGCGGATCAGTCACCCGATGGTGAGACGTGCCTGGTGTGCGGCAGGAAGTTCGGGTTTAACGAGGAAGAGGGCTTAAAGCTGCTCACACGTCATTATAAGCAGGCATGTAGGCAGCACGCTCTCCTCTGGTATTTAAATCCCGACATGGGCCCCGATGCTATGTCTATATTATCCAAGCAGAGAGTCACTGCTGATGATGATTTTATAGATCCTGATGTCACGAACAAAGGGTTGGAGATGGTGGAAGAATATGACAACCCGCGCTTTACCCATGTGCCACAGTCTGTCAAGAAGAAGATATTTGCGGCAGGTCATTATGGTAGATGGATAGCACGGAATAATGTCTCCCACGCTTATGACAAAGGGTATCGCTATGTAGATCGTCCCAGCACGATAGACTTGGGGTTGGAAGACATGCACCATCAGGTTGATCATGCCGACACGAAGTTACGCACGGGCGACCTGGTGTATATGATGCAGCCAGGGCCTCTGCGGCGCCGCCATGAACAGCACCTGGAAAATGTCACCCAGGAGAGAAGTAACAGCCTGCCTGCGTCTATTGAGCAGAAAGGTAGCCAGATGACGGATGTAGGCCAGAAGACGTATGATGGTTATATCAAGCGGGGCTTGAACCATACCAACGCCATGACGTTTGCACGGCGTGCTGAGGCTGAAGGGCGCGTCTTGCGCTCTCCTGTGTCAGAACAGTCCCATCACGTACACAAATAACAGTAATGTAACACCAAACAAAAAACAAAGGAGGTGATATTTTTGGCTAATCCAGATATTCCGATTGGATTTAGGCCCACAGCGCCCATCAATCCGCCTCGTCCTTTTAAGGTGGATTCAAGCAACAGCACGGCATTGTTTGTTGGTGACGTGGTGATGCAAGAAGCTGATGGTAACGTGGCACCTGCCAGCGCCGGTAATACAGCCCTGATAGGTTCGACAGAGGATTATCTTGCCGCAAGCACCGCAGGCACCGTTATGGTGTATGATGATCCCAACCAGTCGTTTCTGGCGCAGGATGATGGCACCAGTACGACGACAGCGCAGACGCATATCGGAAATAACGCAGATCACGTCGCCAATGCAGGGAGCACTACTACGCTTCTTTCTGGTCATGAGATAGATATTTCTGATATTGGTACAGGGACGGGCGGTTTCAATCTGGTACAGCTTATCGCTAACCCGGATTATTCCGTTGGTGCCAACTCGATTATTCGTGTTCGTGTAATGGAGCATCTCATGAGAACGGGCAAGACGACCGTTTGATTCTCTTTTTTCATTTTTTACCGCCAAAATTTAAGGAGGTGAACACACATGGCAGTCGCAAGAACCTCTGCTTTTCCAGAGTCTACACAGACGCGTGGTATCCATGTAATCATAGGCTATGAGTTCACGCAGCGGGCGGCCGTAGGGCGCTCTATCTTCAACGTACACGATTCTGATCAGGTAAGAGAGCATACGCTTACTATGGGTGGATCGGGCACGTTTGACGAGAAAGCTGAAGGAGAGGCCATCAACTACCGCTCTATGAATGAGGGCTTCCTTCAGACATATACCTACGTGGACTATGCTAACGGCTTTGAGATCACGCGCCGCATGTATATCAACGATCTCTATGATTCTATGGAGAAACATGGTGCGGAACTCGGACGTATGGCTATAGCTACCGAGGAGACGGTGCTGGCCAATCACTTTAATAATGGCTTTTCATCGTCTTTCACCGGGGCCGATGGTGTATCGCTGTTCAACGTCTCGCACGTACGGGAGGATGGCAACACGTATCGTAACAAGCCCGCCTCGGGTAACGATGCCGATCTCTCAGTGACGAGCCTGGAGCAGGGCCTTATCGACTTTCGCGATCAGCGTGACGGAGGTGGCAAGCGCCTCCAGATAGAACCCAAAGTGCTGCTTACCGCAGGCGAGGGTGTCTTTTCTGGGTGGAAGCTCACCGAGTCCACGCACGATCCAGAGAGCGACAAGAACACTATCAACCCATTGCAGCGGTTGAATTTGTCCCATGCGACGTGGAATTATCTCACCGATACGGATGCCTGGTTCCTCCTGGCTGATAAGGATGAACACTGGCTGATGCTTTATCTCCGTGAGGATTTCTGGACAGAGCATTTCTATGACTTTGATACGAAGAATGTCAAGTTTTCAGGTATGTTCGGTCAGAGTTCCGGTTGGGGTGATCCGCGGGGTTTGTATGGAACAAGTGGGGCGTAAGACGTAACATAAGAAAGTTCCAACACCGACAGATAGTTGACTTATCTGTTTTCAACACAGGGGGGGGCGAGTAGGCTCTACGGATAGCACGCCCAAAGCCCCACTTTCTTTCTCAAAGGAAGGGAAAATGGCACATTTGTCAGTAGTTCATGGTGAGTGGGTGAACCTGAAGAAACCCGGCGGGCAGGTGTTTTTTGTCTCCGGCGGCACCGTCGCCTATAAAGGCAGCGGTGGTTCTGATGGTGGCGGTGCGCTGGGACGCGGCACTACGCCACAGCAACCTTTTTCTACCATACAGGCGGCATTAGATGTATGTGTGGCAGGACGAGGCGATACAGTGATAGTACTTCCTGGATCTGTTACAATTACTGCGGCGCTTACGATGTCAAAGGCCGATGTAACGCTGTCTGGATTTGCGGATGATTCCCCTATTAAGCCTTGTGGGATTACCTCCAGCCTCGCTTCTTCTGCTGATGCTATCAACGTATCGGCGGCAAACTGCGTCATTGAAAACCTCCATTTCCCTGCTTCTACGGCGGCGACGACAGGCCGTATTGATGCGGGAGCTGCGGGTCTATTGATTCAGGACTGTACGTTTGAGTGTGGAGCTAATGATTTGGAGAGTATTACGATTCCCGCTGCTGGGCTGCATACCACGATCAGAAACAACAGGTTTTATATCACCGCCAATGGTCCTGATGCAGCCATTGAGATAGAACATGCAAGTGCATATTATATCAACATCGAAGACAATGTCTTCCACGGAGGAAACGATACTAATGGTTGGGATACCGGAGCTATCAATTCTGCTGTGGCGAATTTAGATTGTGTGGTATCTGGAAATACAAGCACCTTTGGTCCCGCGATCATTTTCTCGGCAGCAGCAACAGGGATGATCCTGCTTAATAATATGGGAGAAGGGACCTTGGGTTCTATGCTCGATCCAGGTTCGTGCATGTGCCACGAGAACTACGAATCGGATGCCATTGATCAGACAGCACGGCTGTTCCCGGCAACTGTCGCGTCGTAAGCACTTTCCGAGCTTATCAGGTATAAATATGGCATAGGAGGCTTGAGATATGTCGGCATCCAAAGACCAGGTGTCAGCCATGCAATCTCTCAAAAAATCGGGATATACGCATGAAGAAATCCTTGCATGGATGCTTACTCACCACGCTAATAAGGGCTTGACGGCTAAAGATGTAGAGAAAGCTTTTAAGCGGAAGCCAAAGTCCAAGTTCATTGCAGGGGTGGTGAAAAAAGCAAAGGAAGGAAGATAATCTATGGGAGCGCCTACACCGACGACACAGGCTTATGAGAATGGTAATGTCTATCATCTCTCTTGGACGGCTACCTGGAGCGATACTACCAACTTGTCAGATACTGCGGTAATAGATGTGTCTGGCATGACTTCCCCTTTCACTGGGGGTGTCAAGCTGATCAAAGGGTGGGTAAATGCTTCGGCAGGTATCGGCGTGCTTTTGGAGTTTGATGATGATTCAACGGACGAGCTGATCCTGGAGCATCCCGTTGGTGCTTCTGGGCACATTCCTTTTGACTTCAGGGACTCACCCAGTGGAGGTAAGACATACAAAGGGTCAGGCGGAACCGGTGACATCGTTATTACCACAACTTCAGCGGCATCTGCTGACGATGTATCTATGCATCTGGAGACCTGGCTTTCCCAAGCAGATACCTCTGAGTCTCGTATTTAAGGAGGTGAAAGTATATCTCAAAAACTATTGGGCAGCTATCCAATACGGGACTCAAAGAAGTAGGCGAGGCGGAGATCACTGCGTTTACCTCGGGCAACCTTCTTCACGAAATTCTCACCGAAGAGATCAACAACCAGGTGCGCGATGTGCTGGCTTCCGCCAGGTATCGGTGGGGTCTTGACAGGCTTACTCTGGTTACCACTGAAGATGTTACAACGGGTAATGTGGTTGTTACCAATGGATCTACTACCGTTACATCCGTAGACTCTGATGGTGATAATGCTAATAACTTCGGCTCCGTCACTACTTCTATGTTTATCCGCGTGGGTACGGATAAAACTTCCTACAAAATATCGTCTATAGACACCGATTCTTCTCCTGACACCCTCGTCATAGAGAATGCCTATGTGGGTACTACTGCCACCGCTGCGTCCTATGTGGCTTTTCAAGACACATATACGGTGGGTAGCACCGACATGGATGAACTCAAGATTATACAGTACGGTGATGGGCGCACCTATATGTCAGGACTGCGTGGATCGTGGGGTGACACCCACCTTGAGATCGTCTCTTTTGAGACTCTCTCTGCCATTGCCGGCGGTGACTTACACAGAGACACATCGGGCAAGCCCTCTCTTGTAGCCGAGATAGCACCTGATTCCTCCAATAACAGGCAATTCGTCCTGTGGCCTTACCCAAAAGACGATTATATACTTGAAGGTCGTTACTCAAAGAAGTTCACAGAGCAGACATCATTCTCTACGGTGATATTTGGTTCTGATGCTCCTGATACGGCTTATGATGTGGTAGAAGCTGGCGTGTGTGCCCGCGTGAGTGCTTGGGATAATGATCCTTCCAATGCCGCACGCTGGGATGCCATAAGGGAGACAAAGATGCGCGACCTGCTCTCGCGAGAGGCACGTACCTACCAGGCTGATAATGCTATGCAGCTGATGACATTTAGAAAGCGCAGCTTTAGAGGTATGGAGGTACGCAGTCAGATAGCTTTTGACTACAAATCATCCGTGAGGCGTTGATAAAATGGCTTCAGGATATACCAGAGAGAGATACTACAGTCTCGGCGAAGGCATATATCGTGTAACGGCACGTAACGATCCTCAGTTTCCTAATGGAGCTTTCTGGGACCTGGAGAATATCATATACGATCAGGATTCGGATAATCCAGAGGCTATGCGAGGTGCTTCGCGTCTTGGCAGCACCGATATGGGCGGTACTGTATCTGGACTGTTCGATTACAATTTAGGTACGGCTATAGCTACCTGCACTGACGGTAAAATATATAATTACACTGGAACAGATTGGGCGGCAGAGTCCGGTGCCCGTGCCACGAGCAATGATGGGAATATCGCAACACGCTGGACGGGTAATATGTTCTATGGCGCGACGACGGGGCAGCAGCTTTTAGTATTGTGTAACGGCATTGATGCGCCAGCTAAATATAACGGCACCGATGTAACTAACCTTGGCGGCTCGCCACCTTCTACAGGTAATTTCCCTACTCCCTGGCAGGGTAAGTTATGGATGGCCTCTGGCACATTGGTTCATTATTCTGCCAACAGCGACTGTGAGGAATGGGGTACAGGGGCAGGTAACATATCTATCTATCGAGGTTATGATGGCAACCTGACGGGCTTGTCTGCCTTTGCCAACAACCTCATCTTCTTCAAACGTAACTCAATATATCGTATGTCACCTAATACTGGCTTCGACCTGCCCAATATACGTAATGTCTCCAGCGTAATAGGGTGCGTAAATCATAATACCATACGCGAAGGCGGTGATGGCAATACCCTTTATTTTATGAGTAATGAAGGGCCAAAGGCTCTTGTTACATCTGCTTCCCATGCGGGCTTCCGTGTAATTGATATGGACAGGTGGATTAAGCCTATTGCGATAAATGCTAACAAAGATGCTACTAATGTAGCCTGGGCCGTATGGAACCAGGACAGGAAAGAATATTATCTGCATTATTGTGAAGGGTCAGCTAGCGTGCCTAACCGTGCCTTGATAGGCAATGCGGCCAGGCCACGTAAAGCTATACGGTGGACAAGGTTTAGCTTGCCCGACATGACAGCGGGAATGCAGTTCAGTGAAGGAGGCACAGACTATCAGCAGTGGATAGGTGATGCACAGGGTCGTGTATACCACATGCATCAACGTGCGGAGCATACTTTTGGTGGACGGGTGTATAGATCCGTCATTAAAACACCCTATCATACACAGGGCATACCGGAAAATATGAAGAAGTATGGGTGGGCTTTTACCGACATGGATGTAGACGGTCCTTATGAAGTTACGGTGAACCTACAGATGCTTCGCTCTGGCTTACCCGTAACGGAGGGTAACAAAACACAGGTAGCTTTTATTGAGGCTTCTGATTCCGTATGGGGTACAGGTGCGTGGGGTGAAGCTACATGGGGTGGCTCAGGTTCACAGGGACAGCGTATACGTCCTGTTAAGGTAGCCCGTGCCTCGGGTATGGGAATGCAGATGAATGTAGGGCGATGGTTTAGACTCAATGGATATGTGATTGCTTCCGACCTAAGAAGAGATATTATAGCGGCATAAGGATAAAAAAAATGGCTACCGTAAAAGCGAGCTTCACAGATAACTCAGCCAAAGATGGTACCAATGATTTAATCAACGGCTCTGAGGTAGATTTAAATCCAGAGCTTCTGGCTGATGTTTTAGACGGCACACAGCAAACGGCGCTGGGACAGTCGGGTAACATCACTTTTTCCGATGGCAGTGGTGTTGTCATAGGCCATACGGCGCAGGCCACTGGCATTGGCGAAGGCGCTGTGACACCCGAAGCACAGATTATTGGCACCACAGAGACAGACTCCGGCCTGGCTCTTATGCTTAACTCCACAACCGATGCTTTGAGTCCTACGCTGTGGCTTATCAAGAGCGGCAATGCTACCCTTGCCAATGCTGGGACAGTTGTAGCCGATGATGAGGAGTTGGGATCTATACGATGGATAGGTGCCGATGCTTCAGATTTTGGCTCTGAGGCCGCTAAAATAGAAGGCTTTGTAGATGGTACGCCCGGCACAGGTGATATGCCAGGTCGTCTTGTTTTTAGTACCACTGCTGATGGGGCGCAGACTGCTACGGAGCGTATGCGTATAGATTCCGCCGGTGTCGTTGATTTAACATCTTCCACTCTAGATCTTACTAGCGGTAGTAGTCTTACAGATCTCCGCATTGACAATACGGCTACTGACGGAGATTCTATCCTGTCGTTTCAATTGGGAGGCACCTCAGTCTTTACGATGGGCGTAGATGATGGCGACAGTGATACGTTTAAGATTGG